AAGGGAGGCAAGTGGGATGGAAGCTGAGCGAGGAAACGTGCTCCAGCTGGTGACGCCGGAGCAGCCGACGAACGAGGACTACATCGAGCTGCTGGAGGGGGTCATCGCGAAGCTGCGCGAGATGGACGAGCCCGTCGACGGCGTGGCGGTCGCCGTGTCCTTCGAGGACCGGGAGGTGCTGACGACGTGGGCCGGGAAGGCGCCGATGCAGCTGATGGGCGCGATGGAGTGCCTCAAGATGAAGATGTACCTCGGGTCGCACCTGCCCTGCGCGAAGGGGGAGGCCGATGGCGAGTAGGCCGCTGACGGTGATTCAGATTGCAGAGCTGGCCGCTTGCGGCGAAGATGAAGTACGTCGGGCGATGCGACGCGGCGAGCTGCCCTCCCAGGAGGCACCCACGGTTCGAGTCTGGCTCGAGGCCCGCTGGGAGCGCAGGACCCGGCGGTTGATCCGGGAGGAGATGCACCATGCCTAAGCACTCATTCGAGACACGGGACAAGATCAGCGCCGGCGTCAGGGCGGCCAACGCCCGGAAGAAGCTGGCGGCCGACCCGACTCAGCAGCGGGGAGCCGAGCTCGCCGCGCACTTCGCCGCCGGCCACCCGGACGGTGAGTCGCCTGGGGTGGTCCGGAACTACGGTGACATCGGCCGGGCTCAGGGGGATGCCCCGGAGCGTCGTCGGGACGCCGGGCTCCAGACGCACGAGGAGAAGGTGGCGGCGGCCGCTACGACAGCGGAGCAGCTTGGGCTGCGTCGGGCTCCCGACGTGAAGCAGAAGAAGGTGGGCGAGCAGCCGGCACAGGTCCGGCCTCCGGAGTTCGGCGCCGGGCTGATCGAGAACGTGCCGTCGGCTCCCCAGCATCCCGTGGCCACCACCGCGAAGGACGGAGGTAGCTGATGCCGACCGGGACCGCGAACACAGCGCTCTATTCGATGTTCGATGGGATCTTTCACCACGACCTGGCGCTCGACCACCAGCGCCGCCTCCAGGCGTACCGCCACTTCTGGCTGTTCTACCTGTCGAAGCACTGGAGCTACGTTCGCGATCCCGGGGAGCCCACGATCACGATCAACTACTGCCGTCGCCTGCTCGACGTGCTCAACGACTTCACGTTCAAGAAGGGCTTCAAGGTGGTCATCCCGGACGACCCGTCGACGAAGATCGACGAGTCGGAGGACCGGGAGTTCGTCCGGCACATGGTCGAGGAGACCTGGCGGCGGAACAAGAAGGAGCTGTGGATGCTGGAGGCGTCGCAGCAGGGCGGCGTCACGGGCGACGTGTTCGCGAGGGTGTCGTGGGAGAAGAACGACCCGCTCGAGGACCCGTATGCGAAGGTGGACATCATCCCGTCGCACCTTGTCTTCCCCGAGACGGGCGGACCGCTTGGCGTCGACCGGAAGCGGCTGACCCGGCTCATCATCCTGAACCCGGTCTTCGAGGACGTGAAGGGGCGGGAGATTCCGAGCCAGGGCATGTTCTCCCCGCACCCCGCCTTCAGCATCAGCGGGGCGACGCCGGGCAACAAGGAGCTCGCCATCTACGGCGAGGAGTGGAAGGCGGCGGAGTACGACCGGAAGACGGGCGAGCAGACGAAGCCGGCCGTCGTCCGCTACTACCGCAACAAGGAGTTCATCGAGGAGAAGCCGAACCCGCTCGGCGAGATCCCCGTCGTGCACATCCCGAACTACCCGCTGAGCGGGGAGTACTTCGGCATCTCCGACCTCGTCGACGCCGCCGAGATCAACCGGGAGCTCAACGAGAAGATCACGGACATCTCGGACATCATCAACTACCACGGCTCGCCCGTGACCATCGTGAGCGGCGCCAAGCTGAAGGACCTGGAGCGAGGGGCCAACCGAGTGTGGGGCCTCCCGTCTGGGGCGGACGCGAAGAACCTGGAGTTGATCGGCGACCTCGGCGCAGCGGTCCAGCACTGGGAGACGCTGAAGATCGCGATGATGGAGCTGATGGGCGTGCCCGAGCAGGCGATGGGGAAGTTCCAAGGCCTGTCGAACGTGTCGGGCGTGGCGCTCGCGATTCAATACCTCCCGCTGATGGAGAAGCGGGGCATCAAGGTGCTGACCTACGGCCTCGGGCTGCGGCTGATCAACCGGCTGATCATGAAGGTCACGGAGATCGCCGACCCGAAGTTCGGCGCCAAGCTGGAGAAGCTGCAGGGGAACCGCTACCGGAATGACGTGGTCTTCCCCAACCCGATGCCCCAGGACGAAGCGGCCGAGCTGGAGAAGGCGAGGGCTCGCCTGGACCTCGGTCTGTCCACGCGTCGCAAGGAGCTGGAGGCGATGGGCAAGTCGCAGGCCGAGTCCGAGGCCATCATCTCCGACTCGCTCAGGGAGATGCGAGAGGCCACCGAGGCGGAGTTCGACCTCGACCTCTCGGGCCGGGGCCAGAACCAGAACATGCGAGGCGGCGACCCCGGCGTTCGAGGGCCGAAGGTGAGCGCGACGGCGACCCAGCAGGCGTTCGAGACGCCGCTCGGCGGGAACCCGGCCAGCGAGTTCGCCGAGGAAGATGAGCTGTAGGCCGGATGGCCGTCCCTCGCCGACGGGTGGACCGACCGCTGTTCGGTCAGATCATCGAGGACGCCACCCCGGCGTCCATCCAGCTGATGCTGGCCGGCGACAGGACGCTCGCCGGCGACCGCGACCTCCTCTTTCGCGCCCTCGGCACTGACTCCCGAGCCATCCGTCACGAGCTCCTTGAGATCGAGGAGGAGCTGGTCGAGCGGGTCGGCCGGATGCACCTCGCTCCGACAGGGCTCCCCCGTGCTCGCGACGGCTTCACTCGCGACCTGACCCGGCTCACCGTCGGCGGCCGCCGCAACCTCGAAGCGGCGATCCGACGCGAGGCCCGGCGTGGGTTCGAGCGGATGGAGGAGATCGTCCAGGAGCGGACGATGCGGACGGCTCGGCGGTCGCTGGGGATCCACGCTCGCCGCATGGAGGCCATGGGCTTCCCAGCGATGACGCGAGAGCAGCGCCAGGCCATCCTGCAGGGAGCGCAGGGGTTGCTGGACGCCGAGTTCCCTCGCGGCTCGGGCCTCTCGTACCGGGATCGGCTCCGTCGCATCCAGGCGGCACGTGAGCAGCAGATGCTCGAGATCGCGAGGCGGACCTACCCCGAGGGGACGGGGCCGGATGCGATTCGCCGCGACCTGGAGCGCTCGCTCTCGTACGCACGGCCGGGCACGCCTATCCGTGGCGGATCCTCGTACAAGCAGTCGAGGCGGCTGCTGGTGGCCGAGGAGACGCGGATCGCCAACGCCGTCGAGCTTGCGACCGTCCGGTCCTACGGCATCCAGTTCGCGTACTGGCGGCTGAGCCCGAACCATCCGTGGTACGGCGGCAAGGAGGTCTGCGAGGTCCACGCGTCGAGGGTGAGCCCCGACACCGTGCAGGCGTTGGAGCGGGTCGGCATCGACACGGCCGGCGTCGCGCTGGAGGGCCTGTACCTCGTCCGGAACTACCCCCAGTACCCACACCCGTTCTGCAAGTGCTACCCCGAACCCTTCGTCCTCCCCGAGCAGCAGGCCGGCCTCGACCGGCGGCAGCGGGAGCTGGACCAGGCGGCACGAGAGATCCGTGAGGCTCGGGCGGAAGCCGAGAGGGCCGAGGCGGAGCGCCGTCAGCAGATTCTGCTGGAGGCCAGGGGGACACTCGGGCGCTTTCGACCAGCTGGTCCCGGCCTCATCGGGAAGACGATGTACCGCTTGTTCGGGCTGGACGTGGACGACGAGTGAGCCGACAAGTAGTTGTCCAGCGCGTCCGCTTCGAGTACGCTCAAAGATCTAGAGGGTTGACGACCGAGTGAGATTCGGTCAATTCTTCGACGAGAGGAGTGAACGATGGGAACGAACACGGCCGGGAACGTCGGGATGCCGAACGAGGGTAAGACCGACATGGAGCGAGGGTCGAAGGACGACTTCTCGTACAGCAAGGAAAGCCGTCAGACTGGGCGCACCAGCGGCGGCATGGGTTCCTCGCCCAACAGCGAGAAGCCCGACGACAACAAGCGCATGGTGAACGACCCGCGGTTGGCCTAGGCTGACCACGAAGACATAGCAACGAAGACAGAGGGGAAGACATGGCCACAGAAGCAAACCCAACGACAGATCCGACACCGGCCCCGGATGCAGCAGGTAGCGGCCCCCAGCCGCCGGCCTCGCAACCTGCCGAGTCACACCAGCAGCCAACATCCACTGACGCGGTTTCGCAGCCCCCAGTCGATCCGGGAGTGCCGAGGGACGAGGTGAACGCCTTGCTCGAGAAGGTCCGACGCGAAGAGAAGGAGAAGCTCTACCCAGAGCTCGACCGTCTCAAGGGCGCCAAGACCGAAGGCGAGGCCCGGATCGCAGAGCTGGAGAAACAGCTCGAAGCCCAACGTCAAGAGGTGGAAGGCCTCCGGACGGGCGAGGTCGAGAAAGCGGAATCGATCAACCGAGAGCTGCGCGAGCTACAGGAGAAGAACCAGAAGCTGGAGAGCGCGATCGAGAACGTGGCGACGGAAGCCGCCGCGAAGCTCCACGCGTCGCAGATGGCGGCCCTGCGGGAGAGGCTGATCCGGGAGTCCGGAATCAAGCAGCTTCCCGAGCTCGTCACCGGCGACACCGAGGAGGCTCTCCGAGCATCGGTCCAGCAGGTGAAGGAGAAGGAGGAGGCGATCCTCGAGGAGGCACGAGCGCAGGCTCGCGCCCAGGTTGCCGACCAGCTCCCGACCCCGATATCGCCTGACGGATCGACCGGGCGAGGCCCCACTGCGGTGGTCACGCCGAAGCAGAAACAAGACATCGCCAAGCTCAAGGGTGCCGAGTACCAGCAGTATCGCGACCAGCTGCTCGCCGAGGCGAAACAGAAGGCGGGACTCTCGTAGGAGACTGGGGCTCCGACGAGCGTGACGTCGTAGAGAGAAGAGAGGAAATACCATGGCCTTTTCCGGTGTCCATACCGCGGGCGACTTCATCGCTCTGCCCCAGGCGATCCTCGATGTCTACTCCGTGGACATCCTGCACGAGGCGCTCGGGATCATGCGCTTCGAGGAGTTCGCGGTGAAGAAGACCGAGCTGCAGGCGCAGCCCGGCCAGACGATCAACTTCACCCGCTACAACAACATCCAGCGCGGTGGTCAGCTCCAGGAGGACCAGGAGATGACCGAGCGCACGATGAGCGCGTCCCAGCAGGGCGTGTCCGTCACGGAGTGGGGCAACGCGATCGGCGTCTCCGAGAAGCTGCTCCAGCTGTCCTACGACGACGTGCTCGCCGAGGCGGCGGTCCTGCTCGGTCGCGACTACGCGGTCGTCAACGACCTCATGTGCCGCGACGCCCTCGCCGGCGTGTCGCAGCTCATCTACGCCGGCGACCGGGGAAGCCGGGCGGCCCTGCAGGGCGGCGTCGACTACTTCGACGTCGAGCTCATCCGTCGCGGCGTCGAGATCCTGCAGACCAAGAACGCGCCGAAGTTCAACGGCGACTTCTACGTCTGCTTCCTGCACCCGCACCAGGCGGCGTACCTGAAGCGCGACCCCGACTGGGTCAGCGCCAACAACTACGCCCAGACGCGAGCGCTGTTCAACGGCGAGCTCGGTCGCTGGGAAGACACCGTCTTCATCGGCACCACGCACTGCCGCAACGGCGCGGCCGGCGTCAACGACCCCGGCTACGAGGCGACCATGGCGAACGCCGCCACGGGCGGCGCCTCGGCGGCCCACGTCTACGAGGCGATGCTCTTCGCCGACAGCTGCTACGCCAAGGCGACGGCGCTGCCGGTCGAGATGCGCGACGATGGCGTCCGGGACTTCGGCCGTAAGCACGGCCTGGCCTGGTACGGGATCATGGGCGCCGGCATCCTCGAGGACGACTTCGCGGTCAAGTTCGAGAGCGTCTGATCCCCAACGACCTGAACCGACGGTGAGAGACCCAGGAAGGAGGCCGTGATGGGCGGCAAGAAGTCGAGCAGCAAGAAGGCCACGAAGAAGGCCGAGGAAAAGGCCGTCGAGGCCAAGGCCGAGGAGAAGGCTCCCGAGAAGGAGCCCGAGGCCGAGAAGGCGCCCGAGCCTGCCCCCGAAGCACCGGCCCATCCCAGGGCTCACCCGTCGAAGAAGGTCACCGAGATGGTGACTGCGACGGCCCTCGTCACCAAGACCAAGTACGTGGTCAACCGGTGGTGGAACCTGAAGCGGGGTGAAGAGCTCACCGCGCCGAAGGTCGTCATCGACTCGCTGCGGAACGCCGGTCTCGTCAAGTAGCTTGGCGCTGTCGCCACGAGCCTGATACTCTTGGGTCGTGGCAACCCAAGCACAGATCATCGACAGGGTTCGTCGTCTCGTCGCGGACTACACGCCTCCGCAGCGGTACGAGAACGAGTTCTACATCGACTCCATCCAGTTCGCCCTGGAGAAGCTGAGCTTCGACTTCGA